AGTCCGTCCACCCATACTGCGACCGAATCCGGTATGGAATCGGATACTCTGTTCCGCGGTCGCTGCTCTCGTCTCCTAATAAGGAGATCCGAAGCAGCGAGTCTTGTAGGTGATACCAATCACCACGCACGATAGATTTACATCTACCGCTGACAAGTAGGCTCTTAATCTGGTATGACTGGGTACTACGGTTCTTACGAACCTTCGTACCTAGTTTACCAAGAGATAGGAGCCCCACATCCACATACTCAAAGAGCCCAGGATGATTAACTATGTTAGAATAAGGAAGAAACTTCCCCATCCTACGTAGTCCATCACGGGTTCGCGAGTATATGTATTCGGAACAAGAATAGTACCCACTGAGCCTAGCACGAAGTGCTAGGGAACAGTTAGATACTATCCTCTTGAGCGAGGACGGATCTCCCTGACGCATACGAAGTGGTGTAATATCGATGCCTTTATAGGCATCGACACCACAGGATTCACGAAAGAATCCACTCCGAAAGGTCTTATCAGAGTTGGGAACTAACCCAACCTGAACAAGACCCCGGATTACACAATCGTAATAGCGCGTCGGGAAGATGATGTCATCCCCGAAAACATACACGTCGTTACAGTTCTCACCATAACGACTGAGTATGCTTGATCGAACCAATGCGTAGAATATAAGGCTTTGAACAGGAAACGTTAAAGCGTTTCCCATCGGGGCCCATTTCTCTACGCGTATGACTCGTCCGTCAAGGAGCTTGATATGACTAGCGCGCGCACAGCTAAGCCAGTTGTACGTATAATCACCAAAAAGGTGACGTACTAGGGCACAGCTGATGCGATCGCTCGCTTCCCTAAGATCGAGAGTAGTAAACTCTCGACTTTTGGAAGACTGAAGGGCTAATCTACCGTTCACGGTTTGATCCGTGAAGTTTATCCTTCCCCTTAGGGAGGGATGGTAGGTTATAGCCTTCTCAAGCAACCTTCGCTGACCTTGCTGTATCCAGATGGCCTCAGCAGGGTGCACGCAAATTAAGCGTGGACCCCGTGAATCCTTCGGAACAGCCTTAAGTTCAGCAACTATGTCGCTACACTCCACGAGACTACCTGTATGTTCATACCTTATGACCTCCTCCCAAAAGGAAGGAAGGCCACAAAAGTACTGATCAAACGGATAGTACGGGAGTATAGTTTCATATAACGTTCTGAAGTGACTCTTATCACATGGCTTCCTGGAGGGAAAGATCCCTCCGGGACCGTGTGAAGGAGTTATTTCAGACCAATCAATTCGGTAAGTAACCGAACTGATGATACGACGAGCTTCTCTAAGGTAGGTGAACTCGGGGAGAGAGCTGTTAAAGCTCCCAGCCCAAGTGCCAACCATAGAGTCGACTTCTTCAAAAGCCTTTTGGGCTTCTTGGAGTTGTTGTTCATTTGGTTCAATCTCGATCTTGTAACAGAATACAAGGAGTTGTCTAAGGTGCTTGAGGACAGACGGTTCATCATCTCTGATGAAGCGCTCCCAGAGTGGCATTAGCCACTCAGGGAAAGGGATATTACTATCCCTCTTACCCTCTAAGTACTTCAACACCTCCTTGTCTAGCTTGGGAGCTTCTATAAGCAACCAATCATACTCAAGTAAACCGGGAGTGCCAAGTGGCAATCCTAGTATAGCTGAGATGTCTGCTAGCAGGCGATTATATACCTCAATAGTATATTTTTGCATATGCATATCACCTATATTCTGTGTGTTATTTCACATCAGTAATCTCAGAGAGACTAATGATGGGGTTGATCGATAGAGCTTTTCTGGCCTTCGCGAGAAGAGCCATTGAGCGTCTACCGGGCTGTATGTAGTCTCTGGTCGATACTCCAACGCATTGTGCTACTTGTGTCTGGTTGGGCCACGCTGTTTGCGCGTCCCAATAGGCAAGAAGTATCACGCGTCCAGATTCTGTGATTGGAAGTCGTTTAAACTTCGGGTTACAGAACTTGAACCATTCGTTAGGATAACCCTGCAGCCTGTTCATCATAGCCTCGCCATAGAAGGCAGCGATAGAATCGCTGCGCTTATATGACATGACTATACGATCAGGAATGTTCGGGTATCGAGGGGACATATAAACCCTAATATTTAGCTTTGACATGTTTTTACACAATGTTGAAGTTTAATATTAAGATACGATTACTGCTCCTTCGCCGCGAACACATCGTCCGCGAGGTCGAGAGCAGAACCGTCAGCAGCAGTACTAACAAGGGCCTGACAGACCGAGTCGACAGCCAATTCAATGGCCGTCGTCGAGGGCTGGAAGGTACCAACGCCGTGCTGCACAACCATATAACACGTCACCGGAATCGGGGAGGGATTAATCCCGCCCGTATCCAGATGAGTCATGTCGATACGGAAGAGCGAGCGCTTGATAGCAAGTTTAGACTTGCTATCAACACCGTCTGAGTGCGCAATGCGCAGCTCATGCGGGAGCGTGGCTCCGTCCGTGATACTACGACGAAGACTACCGCCTTTATCGGCGTAGACTTGGTTGTAGACCTTCGACTTGAGGGTGATATTTGCATTCATGGTACTATTGTATGTTACCTATCACTTAACAGCATCGTCAACGACGACGCAAGTTCGCCACCT